TTACTATTGCGAAAGCGAGAACTAACTAACCGTAAATATTTCTTATCAACCCAAAACATAATCTATATATCTATTATACTACAAAACGCAGATTTGTCAATGCCTCACTTCTGATATAATGAACCATTTCTTTGATTGAATAATACAAGTTTATTTAAATCATGCATACTCTCTACTTGTGGTATAGCACCATACAATACAAAGTTCTGTATGTCTTTAGTTTTACCACCAAATATCACTTGTTGAAAATCATTGAGTATTTCGTTCTTTCTATACCAGAACTTTGTTACTCTATTTTCCCAAGTTGAACCCGGATTACCACCCAATATTCCACCATGAATTATCAGTCTTACTTCTTCATTGGGATATTGTGATGCTTCTTGTATGGCTTCAACAACATTGCTTCTCACCATATCATAACTCTTTACAATATATCTAACTTTGTTGGGTATATTGATAAGTTTTGCATCATGAATCCATTTATTGGCTTCTATATTATTCAAGGGAACTATTTCTTCACCAGCATATCCATCTGCTCTGTTCATTATAGTTGCTACACAATAACTTACTTTAGATTCAGATAATTGTATTGCAAATGTTGACCTTGCTATTTTCTTTTTGATTTGATCAAATGCAGTCGGACTATTTACATCAATAACATTAGCGTTACAAACTGCTAGTCCGTATTGTATTACATCTTCCATAGAAGCTGGTTCTGACGGGTCCTCAGCTGGGTTTAGAACCACTGATAATTCTCTTTTATCTAGTTCTATACCTTTAGTATTAGTTTTTGATTTTCCTTCATAGACATAGGCTATTATATTAGTAAAATTGAACTGTTCTAATACCCAATATCTTGTATTACCTGTAATGATCTCATAAGTTCCGTCAGGGTTCTTATATAGAACCGGCATTTCTTTATTGAGTTTATACCCTTGTTCTTGAATACTTCGCTTCACATCATTTATACTAGGGTTTCTCTTAGAAGCTCTGTATTCTTGAATGTTCTTTTCAGTATCAAAATTGATTAGGTTAGTGTTCACCAACTCAGGATTCTTTTTACTGAGTTTTATGAATTCAAAATCATCATTAAGAACTCCGTTAGCCCATGAGTTTCTTAATGACTCAAATGCTTTTGAAGCGATCTTTAAATGATCTTCGGTGAATGAATTTGTGATAGAATTATCACTTTGTGCTTTACGATTAAAATCGTTTATATTTTCGTTTGACATTTTACTGTCCTCCTTCTTTATTGTTATCTGCAATTACGCAGTGTTAAAATTATAGTTAAAATAAAGGTTTTAAGTTTATTTAACTACTCTATTATATAGTATACTACGGATTTGTAAATCCGTCAAGCTTTTAAATTTAGTCTTTGATAACTTTGGCCCCAACAGCGTCTTTATCACCTTTGGGTGTTTTGATTGTGACATTACGATAATAGACAATTACTTCTTGAACTTCTCTTATATATCTTCTAAGTTCTTGCATGTTATAAGCCATGAGTTCATAGTCTTCAACTGATATTGCAAAGAATACAACATCTCCATTATTTTTCTTTTTAACATCATCTAAAAATTTATCTAGATAAGTATAGCCTTCTGGCCAATCAGGATTCTCTTTGCCTAATGCACATACTCTAACAGGTTTACCATTTTCTTTCAATAAACCATCAGGGTGATCCATCTTAGGTCTTTTACCTTCTGTATCTTTTACACAAGGATTGGTTATTTTAGCAGTTGATACTACATGCCATTTAGGATCTTTAAGATCAATATTTCTAGGCATTGCTGGTTGAATGATATCAATCTCAATTGGTTTACTAGAAACCTCAATCTGTTTTGTTCCCATCAGGGAACAACCACTAATTATTAGGGTTAATATCGGCGCTAGGATCGTCCAGCGAATCGAGCTCTTTACTGTCATTTTCTATACTCTCAAATACGGCCTTTGTTTGATCATTGGCCCTTGTTTCTATCATACCTGGTTTAGCTATTGCTAATTTATTCAAATTATGTCTTCTGAATATGTCTAAGTATCCATTCATCTCAGCTTCAATCTGAGCGTTTTTAGATGTTAATTGATTTAAGGCTTTACCCTGTTTCTCATAACTTTCTTTCATTACGGCTATAGCTTCTTCTTGTTGTTTAATAGAATTTTCTAATTGCATGTTGTTCATTGTTAGAACTTGATTCTCTGAATACAACCACCAGGATGCAATTCCTAGAATTACTATTATCGCTATAAAGAACTGTTGCACTATGAATTGTCCTCAATATACTGTTTCAGTTCACCTACAGTATGTAATGTTTCAGCATCTTCATCAGGAATTTCGATATCGTATTCCTCTTCGATTGCCATTACTACTTCTACAATGTTTAATGAATCTGCACCTAGATCATTGACAAAATTTGATTCATCTTTGATCATTCCTTGATCAATACCTAAACTCTCTGCTATTATTTTTTCAACCATGATATTCTCCTACTCAAATGTTTTAACTTCACCAACTATAGTTTCTGTCATATAGTCCATCGGTGTTGCTGTTTTTAGTTCAACTAATGTTCCGTCATAAGTTTTAAACTTTATATGTTTATTTGTGCACTTATAAAACTTTCTTACTGTAAAACTCTTAATTAATGTTTCTACGACTGCACCTTCAGAATCATACTTAGTGTGAGTCACATGAAGATATTTATGGTCTTCAAAAAACCTCATAAATCTGAGATACAACCAGACGAAGAATTTTGATATTAGATTCCAGACTTTCTTTAAAATAGATTTAAATTTTCCCCACAGTTTTTTCATTTCTTCCACTGTCTAGCTAATTCTTTAATTCTATCTTTTAATAGTTGTTTTTGTCTCCTTTGAACAGCAGCGTTCTTCTTTTTACGAACTATTACTGTGGATGAATCATCACCTGTGCCTGCTATATGAGGACCTGTGACTGTTCCCATATCCTCTTCAACTGCAGCTCTCTCAGCTTCTCGTTCTTTCTCAGCAGCCTCTCGTTCTTTATCTCTAGCCTCTCGTTCTTTAGCAATTTCATCTCTATGTTTTGCTCTTAAATCAGCTATCTCTTGAGCTCTACTTGCTGCGTCTTCTTTCCTGAGTTTCAATTTCTTCTCCCTCAATCTAGGTTCTTTTCTATTATAATGTTGAGTTACTAAAGAAAGATTGTCTTTATCATTATTCAATGGATTGTTATCTTTATGATGAACATCTTTACCATCACCAGGTTTTGCTTTACCCTCTTTTTCCATCTGTCTACGAGCTCTCTTACGAGCAGCGTTTCTTAACATCTGTTCTGGTCTTGAATGATAGTTTTCTCTTTCTTTCTTATAATTTCTCATAAACATTTTCTGGTGTTGAATTGACATATGGATCTTCTCCATGATTGTCTTCAATACCGTCCTCGGCGAACATTGTTTCTACTATACCATTATTTATAACAGCAGCGTATCTCCAACTCCTCATTCCGAATCCCAAATTGTTCTTTTCAACTAACATACCCATTCTTCTAGTAAAGTCACCATTTCCGTCTGCTATACATTGAACTTTAGTTCCACAAGTGTGTTCTTTAGCCCATGCTCTCATAACAAATCCGTCATTGACTGAAACACAATATATTTCATCAATTCCTTTTTCTCTGAATTGATCATACATTTCTTCAAATCCTGGTAATTGTTTAGTTGAACAAGTTGGTGTAAATGCACCAGGTAATCCGAATACAATTACTCTCTTATCTTGAAATAATTCTTGTCCAATTTTTGGTTCTAATGGTTGGTTTAATGTGAGGTTTAATAGATTCATAATATACTCCTTTTATCTATCTTAGATCATGACCTGAACAGATCATCATCTGATTTTTATCAATGTTATACATGCGAAAGAGACTCACTCCATACACTTTTCCAACAGGCTTTGCACCTGAATTGATTAATGTATCGCCTCTTTCACCGTCTATTTCTTCATCTATGATCATGTTTCGTCTTAGATGAAATGTTTTTTCAGCTTCTAATTTATTAATAGGTGAAAATTCTTCTAAAAGATTATCAGGTAAAAAATCACCTTCCTTTAGATACTTGAAAACTTCTTTGTCTAATTGTGTGCCTTTGAGATTACAATGTTCTTTGATAAGAAACAATGCTGCTGCGTATGATGCTAATCTAGTCTTACCCAATGGTAATATTTCAATTAGTCTTTTTAGATTGAATACTAGTCTATGAAGGAATGTATAAGATTTTTTAAGTTCTGTAGTATTTACTTTAACTGACTTGATTCTCTTACCTTTATCATCAATGATACCTGCTTTAAAGGCTTCTTGATCTTCCCATTTTGTAGTTAAGAGTTTTAATACTCTAAATGTGATTACCGTGTCTATAGCTCTGCTTGCCATTTATAATTCTCTCATTCTTTTTGTTACTTCTTCGTCTAATGGAATTTCTTGTTTCCAATCTTCATCAATATATCCTAAGTATAAAAGACAAGTCTTTAATATCGGCCAGAATTCTTCTTCTAACTTGAATTCTAACATTCTTGTGGTGTTATCTACACCAAACAAATTATTCAACACAATAAGATGGTTGAGAATCAATCGTTCTCTCAACTCACCTGTCTTTTGATATCGCCTTAATAATCTTTTCAGATACCTGAACCGTCTAATGTCTTCATAGAATTCCTCTGTAGAAGTACATTGTGGGTTATCGTAATGTCTGATTGCAAATAGAGTAAAATTCTCGTCATTGAGCTCTTCAAATATATTCATCATGTAAGTATATATGACTTACAGAAACTAGTTCAATTTAGCTTTGATCCTAAAACTACCTTGGCCACTTGTCATATATTCAATATTCATTGACAAGTCTTCTGGTATAGTTGGAACTAAAACATGAGTTTCAGCTGGATCTAATTTCTCTCCAAATTGTGATACTGGTAATGATAAACTACCCGATTCACCTGTTGTTTCTGGTCTATCAAATGTTAGTCCTAATTGTTGAACTTTACCTGCTAATTGAGTTAAAGCGGCTTCAACACTCATAAATTCTTGATTAGAACATCCTTCTAACCATGCATTCACTCTAGTCTTAACATCTTCTTGATCGAGCATATGAAAATCAGCTGGGATATCAGATGATATCCCGTGTGATCCATGACTCTCTTTTACAAATGTTCTAAAAGATTTCATAATTTTATCCTATTACGCTGATACTGTTATTGAACCAGCCGCTGTTCCAATCGCTGAACTATTAGTAATTGTTGAATTACTTGATGTTCCGGCATCTTTAATTGTACCAGAGTTCAAGTTCATAGCGTTAGTTCCAACAGTTAGAACATCACTTGCGTTTGTAGCTGCGTTACCTGCTGCTATCGCTAGTGTGAATACTAACTCATTACTTCCTGTTCCAGAAGCGTATGGTAAGTTGTGTGGTCCTCTACCTGAACCAGAACCTTCGTTTCCGTTAGTAATAGCTAAGTAAGGTACTCCACTTCCTGTATCGACATCAACTGCTTCGTTAAATCTGGCTCTTACTGAAAGTGAGAATCCATCTGATTTATCAGCGGCTGTTGTGATCCATTCGATTTCTGTTATGTCTGCTGTGCCAAGTGATGTTGTTAGTGAACCAATAGCCACTAAAATCTCTGGAGTAGCACTTGTGTTACTATTTCCAGTCATTGTAGAACCTGCTTCAACTGTCCATCCACCTGCTGCTGCGTAGACTTCTTTCTTTTGTGCAGTAGTCAAGTGTTTAGGTTTTGACTCGTCTGCGTCTGTTGCTCCCCATAGTGGCATTTTATTTTCCTCGTTATTTAAAAATAATTAAATTCTATATGTATTTATACATTTAGAATTTTTACATACTTATCAAAAGTCTTTTTATCCTTCTGCATGGCCTTTTGAACTTGTCCACGCTGAGCGGGTTTGACTTTCTCTAAGTTTTTGAGCACTCGTTCAGCATCTTTTTTAGATAGCTTAACTTTACTCTTATCATCTAATTTAATTTCACTGCCTCCCGCGAGGTCTGCAGCACCCTTAATTTGAACATACACATTTCTATCAGCTGTTCCCTGTTGACCTTTATTACCTTTATTATTAAAGGCGTCAACAGCAGCTCTAGTGATTAGTTCATCCTTAGCATCTTTGTATTTACCACCCAATTTGAGTGCTAACTTATCAATCATACTAAGTAAATCTTTTTCCGTTTTAGCTTTTTGAACTAAAGCGTATAGTAAATTATTACCTGCTTGTGAAGGCATTCCCAAATCTGGTGCTCTTCTGCCTTCATCAATCATTTTATCTGACCTTGATATATCCTAACTTTCTCATCTTTTCACGAAAGTTAGTTCTTCTACCATCAATCTTATAAGATTTATGCATATCAACATCTTCACGATTTGGTTCAGCTCTAACTTCAATATCTCTCTTATAATTAGTTTTAGCTAACTGTTGTTCAGCTTTCCTTACATCTTTTTTGTCAACATAAAGAATATTTTTCATTTGAATACGAACAAGATCATGTTTAACTTTTACTTTCTTTTTAACATCGGCCTTCATTTTTTGTATTTGTTTTAATGACGGTTGATTTTTAATCAGTGGAGAAGCTTCGTCTACTTCTTCATGATCAGCTTTCCAATTCTTATCAATATAGTCATAGAATTCTTTCTCTTTCTCACCTGATAATTCAGATGGAGAACTGATACCAAATTTCTTCATTGCTTTATTGAAGAATGCTTGGTATGCTGCTTTATCATCTTCTGATAGTGCATTGAAGAATGGACTCTGAAAGGATTCGTTGGCCAATCTTAATGCGTTACTTACAGCTGGGTCGTCTGATAGACCTTTCTTTAATTTCTCTATAGCGTTAATAGCTCCAGTCATGTTTCCACCTGCGTATCGTTTATCCCAAACAATACCCATGGCCTGTCTAACTAGTTTCTTTGGAAATTTTGCTTCAGATATAATCTGTTTAAATGTTTTCACTTTTTCTTCCTCTATATATTTAAATGTGAATGACTTACCTGTATGTTTATCTTTAACATTGTAAGTGTTCTCACACATTTTTAGAATAGGACCAACGGCTTTCATTCCGTCTGGTTTTACAAATTCTATTTCTGATTCTGTTTCTAACGCTTCGTCTATCTGAGCTCTAGAATATTCTACTGTATCTAAAGGCTCTTCTGTTGTTACTGATTCTAATGCTAAAATCATTCTTTGTGTTTCTCTATCGTCAAATATATCATTTAATTCTAATATATTATATGTCAAGAAACCAGATTTACCAAGTGTTTTTCGTAATTGTTCTATTTGTAACTCTTGTTCAGTAATCATACCGAATGAATCACATGCTTCAACTAAATCATCTCTAGTCGCGTGTCTAGTGCCATATCCTTCTGTATCTATACCAACAGCTCTTGGATATGCTTGTGATTTCAGTTTGAATGGTGATTTATTTGCCTCTTTCATCTTCATAGATTTTGAAATTTTCTTTCTTCTATTCTTTAAATACTTATCTGAATCGTCTGAATCACCGTCATTGTCGATATCATCATCACCTTTACCAACAGGGTCAAGAGCTTCAAGACCCATTCTTTTCATGTGTTTCTTAATTACTTCTCTTGCATCACCATTTGGATTCTTTTTACCAGCAACATACAAGTCATCAAACAATTCATCATCACCAATAAGATGATACAATTTATCAGATGCGTCATCACCATCTTTACCAAGTTTAATTGGTTTTTTCATTAAATTTTGTAATTCTTTCTTTTGTTTAGAAGATTTTGGAAGTGCCCATGTTCCTTCTTTGATTTTACCTTTAACTAAATCGTCAAGGTTGTTATCTAACCACTGGTCAAACTCGTCTGGGTCATCTGTTCTAATTTCACCAGAGTTCAATGCCCATGTCATTAAATCATCTTCTGCTTTCTTTGATAATTCAAGATTATTTGACTTTGAAACTTTCTTTAATTCTCTACCATGTTTTCTCATAACATCTTTAAGTTTCGTTCCTTCTTGAATATCTTCTATCCACCGACTTTTCATCATAGCAGAAGGTAATTGTTGGCTGCTTTTATAAACAGCAGTTAAGTCTACTTCTTTAAACCTTTTACCTTTCTCATTAGCTGCAACAACTACCCAAGCTTGATAACCTAGTTCTTTTGCTTCAGGATCATAATCAATATTATGAACAAAAATCTCTGTTGATGAACTCATACCTGTTAGACCCATTTCATCATCTTTTATTGCCTGGAACTTAAATCTATTTTTCTTTGCATAAGTTTGTGCGAATTTTACTATTTTTAGAGCATCTTTAGTAGAGCATCTGATTTCAAATTCTCTCATTTTATACTTTGATGGAATAACATCACTAAATCTTTCTTGAACATCTTCGGCTTGAGCTCTAAGCTTTTTTGATCCATAATAGTCTTTAAGGAAATTCTTAGCTACAGCTAATGGTATTTTGTAATCTTTGGCTAACTCTTGAGCTGTAGCACCTTGTTGAATATCAATAAGAAGATCACCCATTTTACTTTCTTCAATTTCTTCTCTTACTTTTAGTGAGACTAATTTATCTTTCTTCTTAGAAACAACTTTCTTCCCTTTTTTAAGACCTTTGTATTTTCTTTTATCTTTCTCTGCAACTCGTCTTCTTGTTCCGTCCGATGCAATCCATTCATCTATTGTTTCGTTAAATGGAAAACCTTTTAAGGGTTCTTTATCAAACTCATGAGATGCATTTAATCCCATAACTTTTTGTGCTAGTTTAACTAATGTATTGACATTAGCCTTTTCCATCTTTTTCTTATTTTCATCACTAACTTTATCATACGCTTGTGTAATAACACTAGCAGTAAACATATCAATCATTACACCACTGACTTTCTTAGCACCTTTAGTCTTAACTATATTTTGAAAATCTGGCATTAAATTCTTTTCGTTGAGTTTTTGTTCAGCTACAACAGATTTGTCTTTTGTATAACCCATCTTCTCTGCTTGTTGAGAGTATCGTGATTGAGCGGGTTGTTTCTTTGTTACTTCTTCGATTGCCTTTCTAAGGTCTTTGAAGTCATTAATGACTGTTGTATTTTTCATATCGTTAGTTTGAATTGATTGCTATACCGACAGCCATTACAGCTGCATTAGCTGCAAACAATTGGTCCGAAGGATCTTTTTGAATGATGGCTTCTTTTTGGCCATCAAGTGTGAATGTTCCTATATCTGTTCCACCAGATTCTTCTAGTGTTACTAAATATTCTGTGCCGACAGCTGCTGTATTGAACAGTCTAACATATCTGCTAGAACCAACATTTGATGCTGCTCCGGTAGATGTGCCTAAAGCGGCTTCAGTTGTAATTGGTTTCCATGGGGATGACATTGTAATTTTTCTCCTTGTTATATTCTATTTATATATATCTATATTTATAAAGTAAAATCTTAGTTGATATATTTGTTAAATAATGCGTCTCTTGTATTAGTATATTCTGTATCGTCTTCTAATTTCATCTTTATTAAATCTAATTTATGTTCAAAATCTCCAGTTCTTTCTGGAGTTGTTCCACTTCTATCAACAGGTTGTGCTGTTGTTTTTAATTCATTTGGAATAGTCCAAATAAATGTATCTGTTTCTTCTGGTGTTTGTGATGAATAATCATCAGCTTCAAGAGCTGTAAAATCTGAATCTTGATCTGGTGTTGTTCTTGTGTAGATAGTTTTCTTTGGTATAACTCCTTTATAGACGCCTACTGTAATTGTAATTGAATGAGTTTCACCACCACTAGTTCTCTGAAAATCGTATGTTGTATGAGTGCTTAACATGATTGGAATCCTGACCCATGATCAGCATATGCTAATTGGTGTAACCAGACTTCAACACTAGCTGTGCCTGATACTCCAGATATTCCCCCAAAACCAAACTTAAATCCATTTTGGTATGTAGCATATCCAGATGTTCCGGGTCCAGCTTCTGATACTCCACCACATTGAACTCTATAACCTATTTTTGTTGAACCCAAGTTATTAGTGCTAATAGCTCCACCTGAAACTGTTGTCGTTGAACCACCACCAAGATAACCACCACCAGTTGTATTAGTTCCAGGCGTTACAGTCACAGAACAAGTTGTTGGAAGTGATTGACCTGTCCCTGCAGTTATTCTTGCTACCTCTGTTGCTCCAGAAAAAGCAGTTGTGGAATTACCATGATCATATCCAAATGAATCACCAATCCAAATACCACTAGTAACTTCTGCAACATAAATTCTAATTGAACTGCCCACTTTTTGACAATATATATCATTACCACATCCACTTACTACAAAACAACCCGTATTGACTACACTTCTTGTAGTTCTAACTGCTGGCCATGTATTATCACCTAAGTTTACCTGTCCGTCTGTTCCGGGATCAAATCCTACCCACTCACTCATTGAATGTGGTGCTGCGTTTAATCCATTTACACCTTGACCTTGTGCTGATGTAACTGTAGACCCACTTCTTCCATCTAAATCACTACCGTAATAGGCTGTTAGATCAAAAGTTCCATACTCTGAACTAGTTGAACTTGAATCAGTAGGGAAAGGTAATTTCATCTGTGCACCAGCTAAAGTTGATAAAGATAAATTACTATTACCTATTCCTTTCTCGGCTGCTATGGTTGAAAAACCTACATTAGTTGATGCGATTGTCATTACTTACCTCTTAATTTACCTATTCTATCTCGTTCAGCTTTCTTTGCACCTGGTAATAATTTCTTAGTTAATTTAGCAATTGCGGCTTTCTTCTTGTCTAATTTTTTACCTAACTGAACTTTTTGTGAAATTGTTAATTGACTCAAAGGTATCCCTCCAGACAATTTCATAGCTACTTTATTTCTAGCCATCATACCTGCTTTCTTTAACATATCATCAGGTCCTTTCATTCTCATTGCCTTTTTCTTTGCTGATCGTGCTCTTTTCTTAGCAGTCCTTTTAGCAACTCTACCTCTTGCTAGTCTCTGTTGCATGTTTAATGCTTCTTGCATTTCAATGTATTCTTTAAATGAGTCCATTATACTAGTATTTATATCCTCTTTTACTGACGAATCCATACCTCTTTTAACAGCTGCTATCCACTCTAGAGCTGATGCATTAGGTTTTTTAGACCATGTTGTCAACTTACCCGCCACACTAATATCTATCGAACCACCATTATTTACTATCTCATGATAATCTCTACCCATTTTTTTCTGTAATAACTTTTTAACAGTCTGTGCGGATTTATGTGATTGTTCTACTACTCTTGGTGGTATAGTTCTAGCTCTTTCATTGTTTCTCTGTAATGCTACATCTAAATCTGTTTGTATGAATATAGATTTTACATCATATCCAGCTGATTTTAATTCTCTATACATTCTAAATGTTTTACCTTGATCACCTGATGTTGAATCAATTATAATACCCATTCTTGCATCAATCAATGACTTGTATCGTTTATCAGTTAAACCCTTAGCAGCCATTCTGGCCACTTCTCTATCTTCTGTTTCGTTCTCTGGCATCTTTAATGATAGACCTTTTCGTTTCATCAACAGTTCAAAATACTGATCTGAATTAACAACTACTAATCCAAGAGTTTTAAGTCCTAGTTTCTTTGCAACATAAGATTTACCACTACCTGGTCCACCTGCTAAAATAATAGCTTTGAATATTCCGGGATCATTTACACCCTCGTCTAAGTCTAATACTAAGTCTTCTTCCTTATAATTAAGAATCGATTCCATATTTCCTCTTTGCCATTTGCATTGCTGTTCCGTGCATGATTGAATCAGCCTTGTCACCATATTGTTTTATAAAATTTTCTCGTTCTTTTTTAAGTTCTTTATACATCTTTTCTTTATATTTTAAAACTTCTTTTGGTAAGTCTTCTGCTTCTTTAACTGAGTTCTTTACCCACTTAACAATGGGTTCATAAGGAGTAGATATCTGTGCATACTCTCTACCTTCGTCTGTCCCCCACTCATGTTTAGAAGTATCATATATCTCATACATAAAGTCTGGAAAATCTTCTGTTATTCCCATACCTTTTTGAACAGCTTTGTATAATTGTTTACCAAGTCTATATCTTTTTGGTAATGCATCAATAAATTCTTTTTCTTGACTTAGACTTGCCATTTGTCTCATTTTAGAGGCTGACATACCTACATCACCTTCTGCATCTGGATCTCTTTCTCCAGCAGATATAACACTAATACTTTTGAAATTATAATATCCATGTCTCGCTTTAACACCATTATATTTCTTTAACAAATTATCAAATTCTCTAATTCTATCTGAACCAACAACCATTTGTATCATTCTATATCCATCATCATATAAATCTACAACTACATCAAAAACTGTTCTTGCAGTAGTTGAAGATACATTGATACCTCTTGGTAACATAGGATTCATAAACTTACGAATCTGTGCGTTTGTTAAAGGATTCTTTGTCTTATCTGTTGTATGAGAAGTGTATATTTTTACATCATGTCCTTTAGAAATTGCTTTCATCTTTGCGGCTAACTTCATGTGTCCAACAGTTGGTGGATTGAATCTACCAAAACTAAATGTAACTCCTTTATCTGTTCCTTCTGTTATTTGATTGAATGATTTTAATTCAAGTTCTTCGAATTTGAAATCTAACATCTTCTCTATAGTCTTGTCTTTTTGTTTAGTATACCAAGCAAGTTCACCTGCTAATACTAATTTATCTGGATATGTTAAAGTATCAAACCATTTTTTAAAATCTTTATAACCTCTCTTAGCAAATATACGAGCTCTTTTGGCTAACTTAAACAAATCTATATCGTTAAGTTTATTAACATCTTTTATCATGTTGTCAAAACCTTTGACAGCTAATTTTAAAAAGTTATCTCTATCTTTTTTTATACTCATTACTTGTCCCAATTCTTAGCTACAGTAAAGTTATTAAAACTAAACTCTAACTTATCTACTATTTTAACAGCTCCACCTGATTTATCAATAGCCACATATCCTTCAGGATTAACAACTTTAAGGCCGTTAGGAGTCTTAACAAAAGTCTTCGCTAAACCCTTAGCTGAATCAAGTTGATTTAATAACATTAATTTGGCCTCTATCATATACTTAATGAAGTCAACTACTTCTTTTAATGTTGATGTCGCCTTTCTTATCTCTGCCAAATGCATTTTTAAATTCTGTTTAGATGTCGGTGTATCACCTTTATTCTTTATCCACCAGTCATTAAAATGTTTAAAATACATCTGAACTACATTACCCGAAGCTGGTAGTGATTTACCTGCTCTTGTATATGTATTTAGATAAGTTTTAAACCCAGCTCCAGGTGGAATTTTATCTTGCCATCTAAGAAATGCATTGAACTTTCCTGAATTTATTTTTCCGAATTTCTTGCCTGCGTTAGACAATACTTTAGTTACTGCAATTGTATCTTTTGCTGTAAAGGTTGCTCTTCCGGATACATCTTTAAATGTTGCATCATCTTGCCATACATTAGATGAACTACCTGGTATCTTAGCACCAAAAGTTGCTTTTAAATTTTCTATTGAATCACCCTTATATGTTGTATGCCATACAACACCAATATTAGCACTATTAATTTCTCTACCGATCTTTGAATCTACAGGGACAGCATACATAATCGTATTTGGTTGAAATGTATAATGTGATACACCATCAATGTCTGTAGTATCTACATCATCTGTAAACATTAAATCACCTTGAAGTATTTCTTTCATACCAAGTTTACTAAACTCTGCTAATGATACTTTAAGTTTTGCTGCTAGTTCACCACTCTTATCATTATCAATATCTTCATCTGTATGATAATATGCCGTGTCTGCTTTCCTTTTCCTGAATAAACTTTTTGTGGCTACAAAGAATTTTCCTGTTTCAGGGTGTGGTCCGGCGAATACAGCTGGAGCTCCATCCCATTTGACTGTAACATTTAATTTTTTCTTTGAACTACTAGCGAACATATCTCTTAATGCTCTAAGAAAGTTTATAGAACTACGACCACCAGCAATACCAAAATTTAGAATCTCGTCTTCTAAATGTTCTAAGTGTAAATTTTTACCGGCTGCTTCTGTTAAAAATTCCATTATCCTTTATAACCCTTTCTTTGTGTATTTACTTCAACGGCAGTAGAGAATTTAGATCCTGATTTAGAATTAAATCCTGATGAACCGTATATTGGTGTAACATTCTTTCCATCTATTTCTATGTTTTCAAGTAAAAATATAGTTATTGCATTATGTAATGCTCCTGTTTTACCTACTCGATTGATTTTGATTTCCATGATTGGCCAGTTAGCTTCGTAAACTTCTTCTCTCTTTAGTTTAGTGGCCACATCAGCTGAATAATTATCTCTTTTTCCTAAATGATCTATAACACCTCCACCTTTAACAATTACAAGTGGTAACGCTGTATTGCCAAACTTAGCTTCTGCACTAACATCTCCAGACATACTTAATACAGCATCTGACAATCCATATTCTAAATTTTCATAACTATCCATTTTCTCTTTAACTTGTTTTAGTATGTTATTAAGATAAACATATCCTATCCAATTAGAAGTAACATTAAGAACTACCCAAAACATTGAATACAACTCTGAATCTAATGTAATTTCATCACCTTTTTCGGGTTTTGGTAACTTAAATAATTTATCTAATTGTTTTAAATCATCTGCCATCTGTAGAGCTTCTTTCCCTTCATTGTATATTATAGGATTAAACTTTCTGACTTTAGACTTATTTAATAAATCTACATTTGTTTGAATCTGTTTAAAAGTTCTTTCAATTTCACCTAAACTATCTTTAAAATCTTGAACATGACCGTATAAGTTATTATTGTATACTAACGGTTTACCTTTTCTAGCAGCTCTGAAAATAAATTCATTTAACATTTCTTCTTTTAATGGCATCTTCAATGAAGCCATTTCTTTAACAAGACCCTGTGCTGCTTTAACTTTTTTATCTTTCTTTATGATAGCGTCTGTTAATTTTTTAGCTTTAGAGGTAATAAACTTTACAATTTTCTTAAATACTGTTTTTACTTTTTTTACAAACCCACCAACTTTATCTTTAATTTTATCTATGAGATTACCGAACATACCTTCTTCTAGAAATTCAGAAGGATCATAAGTGAATGTAGGGTTAATAATTTCACCTATAGTTTGCTGTGCAGCTGCGACTGTTCTCAATTTACCTGGCATCCCTGTTCTGTCTAAATCTTTACCTGCTAGTTGAGTCCATTTACCCGCTCGTGCTTCACCAGGTGCTGCGTCTTTTTTCAATGATACTTGATAGAATATAATCTCACCATCAAGTGTTATTTTTGAACCATCTGAGACTGTTCTTTTAACTTGTTCTTCTTCTGATAATTTCTTTAATTCTTTCAATTTTGATATTAGTGTTTTCGGTGTGCCCTTTGTTATGATAACACAATCAGCAGTATTCTTTTTACCAGCTACTGGTACTTGCCAAGTTTTAGGTGCAGCTGCATAATAATCTTCTATTGAATCCCAAATAAATTTACTAGATGAACTAACACCGTCTAGATTAGTTATATGTCCACCCAACTTGTTGCAGAAGTTATTCCAAATATCTGGATCACCACCTATATCTAAATATGCTTCTTGATACCATTGACCCATTGTTGTTATTGAAAGATCATTATATTTAACGGCTTTTCCTTTCTTACCCATTGGCGCGTTCTTCCATTCTGATTCACTTATTATGTTACTACCAACCATTCCCCATAGAGCGGCACCTTCAAAAATAGCGGTTCTAGCAGTATTTTCATTTGAAGGTGGAAGATAATCATCAATAGTCATTTGAACTTCTTCTTCTTCTTTAAGTATTGATTCTAATTTTAAATCAGGTTCCATACTTGATTTTGAGTAATTATATAATGCTTTAGCTAAACGAACACCAAACGCTGTATCAGTTGGATAATGTGCTCCGGCGATTTGTCTACTCTCACCAATTCTTTTACCAATATCTAAAATATCTTTTCTGTATTCTAATGGAGCTTCATCAGCAACTAATAATGATATTAGTGTTCCTTGTGTTGCGTGGCCTGATGGATATGAAGGTGAACCCGCTGTTTTTAATGGAAAGTTATCTAATGGTAATCCCAATTTTTCAGCTAGTTCTTTTGGTCTAGGTCTATTGTAGTGTCTTTTAAGTGATAGGATTATAGGATCTGAATGTTCTTTCATTCTTTTTATTCTATCCCAATCAATATCGTCAATATTATGGCTTGATAGATAATCTTTAAATGGTTGAATAACTTTAATATCATACATTATCATTTCATTTTGCCAATCAGTTCTAAATTGACCTAAAGAAATCAAATGTTGTATTTCTTTTTTAGTTTCCTCAGAAGAATTTCTAGGGAAAGGAAATTGTAGCCAATCTTCTAAATCAAAGTATTCATATTCACTAGAATCTCCTTTAAGCATCGCCAATTTCTTAGAAGATAACTTAACACTATGGCCAAGTTTATCTAATTTGTCTTCTACTGATTCTTCTTGGATTGTTTGTAAGAATGATTTCATAAACAGTATTTATGTTAATACTATTTTTGAATTTTGTGCTTACTGAGAAATTCATCAATCATTGCGATTGATTCTACTAATAGTTCTTGTTTCTTTGGTTGTTCTTTCTGTTTCTTTAGGCGAATAAGTTCTTTCTTCAATTCAACCTTTTTGTTGAGAAGATCGACTAGGGATTTACTTTTAATAACACCCTTATCTTTATTCTGCGATAAGTTCATTTAACTGTTTAATTGTATTGTCTGCAGTAGTATGTAGTATTCCGATACCACCAGCATCTACCCAACAATCAATATTTTTATCTCTATCGTCAATCAATACTGCTTTTTTGTGAGCAAACGCCGCTTTTTGACTACCTTTGAATGTGGGTATAACTGTCCAATAGGGGTTTATATGTTCTCTAATCCATTCAATTTTATCTCTAACAACAAGTTCTCTATTAACAGTTCCTGCTGCAGTTAATATTTCAGTATGAATACCAGAATTTATACACCAATCAGTTAATTTCCATGCATCTGGTAAAGGGTCCATCTTTCTAAACATATGCTTAGATGTTAACTCCCTTTTATGAGCGTCATAAACTGCATGACCTGCATCAGTATTCCAAACTTTTTCACCTAACATTTCTGTTATTTTTGACTCAAAATCAGTCAAAACACCGTCCATGTCTAAGAATATTTGTCTTATTTTCATATCTTTTTTCATCATATTACTATTATAACAAAAGTGTTCCTGCGGTTTCAAGTCTGGCATTTTTAAATGTCTAAATTCCCACATGATTAATTAAAAAAAGTATTTAAATTTGATTCACTTTTATAAGACTGAATATTCTTTTTGTTATATTCCATATCTTTTGTTAAATCAAATGGCATCTTTTTAGTTTGTGTATAATCTTTTTTGCCTGGTAGTTTTATTTTCCACTCTAAATCAGAATGTTTAGGGTGATTCAAATCCCATTTAACTGTTGATTTTTTCAAATACTTTCTATCTTTTTTCGACATAGGATAAATGTATCTGAATTGTTTACCTTTAACTCTACTCAATTTAAGTTCTACTAATTGTTGAGGATTAGGTCTATGTCCATACTTTAAACCATCTTCATTTGGTAATATACCTTGTATAGTTCTTGGGTGTATTTTCTCTCCATTCTCTGATACATAAGTATCTGTCATAGAGAAGCCACCATAAAGAAAGTTAGCTGCTTGATAAACATAACCAGGTTTTCCTACTAATCCGTCAGCCCATGTAAAAAGATATTTAATATCTGTATTTTCTCTTAACCATTTAATAGATAAAGAAAGTAATTGTGATTCAGAATTTTTAGGCATTGAATCGTCCATACACATTTTTCCTATTTCAAAATAATCTTTAGTGTCTAGTTCAGGAAATAACTTTTGTATTGTATGTTTGGGTCTTGTTCCCCAACCAAAAGTAATAGCACCTACTAATTCATCATCTTGATAACAACCCATAAAATGTTTTGTTAATCTTGGCATCACAGCTGAATAATGTCTTTCACTTATAAATTCAGAACAAGTTATTTTATGAATCGGTTTAAGAGATAACATAATAAATGGAGCGGGTTGAGAGAATCGAACTCCCTTCAAAAGATTGGAAACCTTTTATAATACCATTATACCAAACCCGCTTAGTCATACTTTAAATTGTCTGCCTTTTCACTACTAATTCTTTTACCTGTTTCTGTCTGATCCATTACAGGTCCAATATCAACTAATTCATCTTGTGCTGATTGTTCACAATCATACAGTCTCATTTTAGCTCTGTCAACACCCAATACAAATCTTTTATGATATGTTGGATCATTATATCTATTCTTTAACTGTTTAACCATTACTTGATCAAGTTCTTGCATGTCTTCTGTTGATATCAACGCGAACATAAAATCAGCTGTAGCGGGTAATCCGAATGATTCAGAAGTATCTTCAAGTCCAACATCTGTAGATACAAATCCTGTTCTATTTGTTTGTGTTGCTGACATAATTGGAACATCAAATTCAACTGCTAATCCTCTGAGTTCTTCTGCAATAGACTTGATATATGAATAAGTATTCACATTACTACCCGGTCTAATTCTAAATGAACTACAAATATTCAGATAATCGATATAAATCATATCAGGTTGAAACTCTCTTTTTAAATCCAATTCTTGTAATAGATGTCTAAAATGACCACTATGTGCAGTCGCTGTAGGATATTCTTTAATGATTAATTTACCTTTAGTCTTCTCTCTGACTCTTGTAATTTTCTTCTCATACATCATCTTAGGTAAATCTTGTAATTCATTTAATGATATATCTAATAGATTGGCGTCTATTCTTTCAGCAATCTTTTCTTCGGCCATTTCCATTGTAATGTATAATACATTCTTACCTTGAAGTAAAGATGATGAAGCACAATGACACATGAATAGAGATTTACCAACACCCGTTCCTGCCATACAGATATTCAATGTCTTATTCGGTAAACCACCTTTTGTGATTTTATTCATAAGTTCTAAATCAAAAGGTATTCTTTCTTCTTCTCTATGCATGAAGTCATATCGATCATTCCAATCTTCAATGAAATCATGACCAATATTACTATCAAAAGAAACAGATAATGCTTCTCTGAGTATGTCAGGTATCTCTCCTGTATTCCCTTGTTTGTCTTGAATGATCTCAATAGAGTTCATTACACCATTGTATACTGCTCTATCTTTACACCACTTCTCTGTTGAATCAACCAACCATTCATCAGGTGTGTTTGTTGTATCTTGTTTGATCTCTCGAATTAAGACTGCCGTGTCTGATACTAATTGTTGATCCACATCAGTCTTTTCATCTATATCAATGATAAGAGCCTCTGGTGTAGGTGATGTTTGATACTTTAAGAAATACTCTCGAATTTGTTTAAATAGAAATTCTTCGTCCCTTTCACTAAAAAATTCTGATTTTATGTAAGGTAAAGTCTTTCTAATAAATTCTTCATTCTGTATCAGATTCTTGAGAATCGTCTGTTCTAATCGCGTTGCCATATAAAAATTCTTGTTTCGCTACTTCGTTAATTTGATCAAGTATTTCTGGTGTGAAATACTTCTCTGGATTGTTATTAATAGTTTTACCAAATTGTGTTGTTCCATCAGGTAATTCTATTCTTGTTGATGCTTGTTTAAAGATATCATACTTGACTGCTAAGTCTAATAGACCGTAATAACGATCTAGTCCAGAGTCATATTTGAGTATAACATCTACCATCTTATTCTCCATAGTAAGTCTTGATTTCTCATTCTTACAATGAATAATATTTCCTATAACATCTTTTCCGTCTTTCTCTTTTTTCTTAGACAAAAATATAATTGATGATGCAGCGTATTTAAGACCACTACCACCACCCATTACTTTCTTCGCGAATAATCCCATTTCATCATAAGTATGATTCGTTACAATTAATGGAACTCCTGCTTTACCTAATTTAAGAGTTAATACTCTAAAAGCACCTTTAACTAACTGTGCTCTCGTCATATCTTTTGTTTCAGAACCTGATGCTGTATCTTCAATCTCTTTAGTTGTTGATAACATACCAAGAGAATCTAAAACAAATAACATTTTCATATCTGTTTGATCTTTTATATATTGATCAAGTATTTTAATTGATTGAGTTCTAAACTCTTGAACTGTTGTAACGGGAACAATGACGATTCTAGAGGAATCAATTCCCCTTTCTTCAATCATGTTTTTTGTAATAGCACTTTCAGATTCAAAGTAGATAACCGCTGAATCGGGATTATCATCTAAGAATTGTTTACACATTCCAAGTGCAAAGAATGTTTTACCTGTTGCAGATTCACCAGCAAGAGCTGTAATCTTATTATTAGGTAATCCATCATATATGGAACCAGATAACAACGCGTTAAAAATATAAGAACCTGTATCAATATAACCACTGACATCAGCAGCTGCTACACCTTCTTCTACTATAGACGCGAATTCATTACCTGTAGTTTTGATTAAGTTTTTCAAATAACTCATAATATCTCCAATTTATCTTTTCGCTTTTATTTCTTTTCTTTTTTTCCTTAAAGTTGAATCATAATCTATATGTAATCTAACTTCTCTCTTAAAAGAATTTAGTTCAACTAAGACTATAATTAAGAACACCCAAGTTATTAGATGTAAACATAAAAAAATATAAGAAATTTCATTCATATATCTATTATACTACTGAACTCGTATTTGTCAAGCCCGCTTCTTCATAAGACATTTCTATAAGTCCTTCATCAATTAATCTTTTACGATTAACCATATGAGCGGATTTTATATCTTCTTTAGAGCCACCATAATAATCTACGGCGTGTCCATCTTCAATCAAGGCATCAACAACACTTATACTCTCACCATGTCTATCAACAATAAAGTCACCAAGAATTCTTCCGAATTTACCTTTCATGTCTTCACCGTCTCTATTAATTTGTGTTTTCAAAATTGATGTTTTACCTAACATATCTAGTAAAGCTTGTTTAGCAGCTTTACCAAAAACTTTTTCTACTTTATCTCTAGTTCTAGATTCTGGTGTGTCGATACCCATGATTCTAACTCTCTCGTCTGTAAGAGTTACACCGAACCCCAAATCAATATCAACATCTACTGTATCACCATCTATCACTTTGATAATTTTTACTCTATATTCGTACATTAATTACCCCTTTGGGTAATCAACTTCTACCCAAAAAATGAATCAAGTGTGCTAACTGGTTCAGTTGTCCACCCGATCTTATTTAATATTACACCTAAAGGTTCAACGAATGACTTTTGAAATTGAGTATCATAATCAATATAAGGTTCAAGTTCAAATTCTTTAGGCAGTGCTGAGACAAATGATATCACATTCTCATTCATAATATTAGGTAATTTCATATAACAAAATTTAACTTTCTCTCCATTCTGTATTACAGGATATTTCTTGTCTATATTGTATTTATATAAAAAGTTATTGTAAAGTAAAGAACCACGAACATGAATAGGTGTTCCTTTATTATAAATTGATGCTGCGTTGTAATATTTCTTAACATTCTGCACACCTCTAGGGAATGATATTTCTTCTATTGGTAATTTATTAAACTCATTTCTAGCATCAGTAATAAACTCCCATACATCACTCTCTGTTCCTGTCATTAATGTTCTAATACCTTCTTCAAGTTTCTTTCTACACCACATTGGTGTTGAAGACTTGGCTGTCTCGATTCCCATCATTTTTAATTTGGGTTTTTTAAATCTAACACCTTCCGAATCATGAACATTAAGAATATATCTTTTCTTCGCTGTCCATATACCTTTATCGGCTATCACTTCTCTACCCATTTCCATTTTGTTTTGATAAGCGTTCATATAAGAGGCTAGTTCTTCATATGAATTAGTAATATATGGTTCAAGTTTTTCTTTGGCTATTGTGTCTAAAAATTCTACAGGATTTTTCGGATTAACTCTATCAACTAAAGTTTCAAATGTTACATAAATTGAATCTGTATCAATCGCGACAACATAATCTATATCAGTCTCTAATAATTTATTAAGATAATCATTAACAGCCTTCTCAACCCACTTGATACTTAACTGACCAGCTGTTGTAATTCCTTCGGCTATCTCTCTATTGAAATATCTGAAATATTGATTCCCCAAAGCACCATAACAACTGTTAAGTGAAATCTTTCTCACCATTTGATTATTATGATTCTTAACAATATCATATTCAAGTTCTTTTCTTTTAACTAAATTATCTTTCGGAGTATTTTCAAGTTCCTGTTGAGATTGAATCATCTTTCTTTTGAACAAAACTCTTTGATCATACATTTCTTCTAATAGTTCAGGAAGAAATCCTTGTTTATCTGTTCTGAAAAGGGCACCATTGGGCGTCACAGTATTTGAGGTCAACATACTTAAATCAACTTCACCATTTAACAGTTTCTTCACATTAATTTCTTGACTGAATATTTTTCTTTGATAAGTATCTGGACTCATATTATATTGCATAATTAAATGAGGATATAGACTATTCAAATCAAATGACATTACCCATTTATGTTGTCCCACTTGAGGTTCTTTTACATACGCACCGACTATTCTAGAATCTTGAGCCATCTTCTTGGGTGGTGGAACCATTCCTCGTTTCTTTAAGAAGTTGTAGATAATCAAATCCCAATATCGAACAGAACCAAATACATCTTCAAAATTACACTTAGCTTGATAAGCCATTGTTATAACTAATTCCATAAGTTGTAACTTATTATCTAATTCTTCAACTAGTTCTGTATCTCTTACATTATAATCTAAAAACTTTTGATAATCATTCCTATAGAATAAATGCATAGCTCCAAACTCTGAGTAATCAATTTTCTTCTTACCCAATTCTATCTCTGCGATATGATCTAAACGATATGTCTCTCTAGTAATGTATGTAAACTTCTTATACATTTCTAAATAATCTAAAATAGCTATACCAGCAATGTTATATGAGACCATCTTCTTTTGTCCCATGTATAACCACTCTCTTGATGTAACTAATTCATGAGGAGACAATTTCCTAACTGTATCCCAATCAAATAATTTCCAAATACGATTAACTAGATAAGCGATATCAAAAGTTTCAACATTCCAACCTGTGATAATATCAGGTTCTAAATCGTCCCACACTTTCATAAAGGTTGTTAATAACTCTTTCTCATGATGACATCTATGATAAATTAGATTAGGATCATCAGATTTATAATCAAAGTTATCAACACCAATAACATGAGTTTCTTTATGACCAAAGAGTTTCATAGTTATCGCGTTAACTCTTTCTTCGGCTTCTGTTGGTTCTGGAAAACCATTTTCACATTCACACTCAATATCAATATTAAGTATGTTTATATTCTTAATATCAAAGTCTATATCACTTGGAAACGATTCTGATAGATAAGTATATTCCCATTGTTCTAAACCATGAATATCAATACCTGTATTATCGTATTGTTTCTTCCAATGTCTTGCGTCACTTGGAGATTTAAATTTCTTTGGTTGTAAATACTCACCAGATATTGATTTATTGGCAGTAGGTTTGTTTGTAGGTATATAAAGAGTAGGTTCATACTTTAATCTCTTAATATACTTCTCACCATTCTTTACACCTCGTGCAAGAATGAAGTCTTTGTATCTTTTTACATTTGTATAGTAGTGCATAATATATCTATTATACTATAGAAACGCCATAGTGTCTATACCATTCTGGTTTCTGTAGTATCCTTTCTTCAATTCGTTGTCGAATTATCTTTTGATCTTCGACTGTTGGTTTCCAATCATTAAAATATTCTATTGGAAATTGTGAGGTTTTGAAATGTCTATGATCATCTAATTTGAAATTTCTTTTCTTGAGTTCTTCTCTGATTTCGTCATATCTTTTAAATAGATATTTACCTTTATCATAAAAAAACAATACATGACCTTTATTTAAAGTAAAGTTCTTGGGTATTCTTTTAATATCCCAATTTTTTGAGTTGAGTGATCTCTGTAATGAAGAACCGATCATGAATATCTCACGATACTCCGCCATTAGGTGTTGATCGGTTAGTTCTTCAACAGGTATTATATTAATTCTGGTCAAATTACTCTTTCAGGTATAAAATGATTTTTTACACAAAGTAATTTTTCTTCGGCATGTGCCATCTTTTCTACTTGAGAATCTATGGCAGCGACAACATCAGGATGCTCTCCAATACCTACAGGATTCTTCATGTATACTGAAATGTTAGCCTTCGCTTCAGCAATCTCACCTTCATATTTGATTATGAGTGCTTCTCTCAATATTTTTTCCATAATTTATTTATCCGTTGTGTCTATATCCCTAAGACGATTCATCAATCGTTTGGCTCGATTATAGACTTGTTTTGCCCATTTACTGTCTAGACCTTCCTCTGAAGCTGTTTTATAATCACCTTCATTCAAAGCTTCAAACATTTTTTTGAATTTTACTAATCTAGTTAGTCCTAGATTGAAAGCCATGTTAGCTATAATTAACTTAACTTCTTCTGGCCAATCTCTCCAGTTGTTGTGAAATCTATCTTCACATTCTTTTAGAACAGTATTTAAATCTTGAAATAATAGTTCATCACATCTAGTTTGTGTTATAGGTGTTCCAACACCCATACCATATTCTTCATCAGATTCTAGAATTAAATGTCCTACTCCAACAGTTGGATATCCTAAATGATCTTTGTATACTTCTAATACTTGACCTTCATCAGATGTTATTTCTTTTTTAAGTCTTACTCTAAACTCTTTACTATATTCCATTTTTTAGTTCCTCTAGCCCTTGATTGGCTAGTAATTCTATGAGAATATTTCCCATAAGTTGATTAAATTCCTCGTCCTCTGATATTGTGTTTAACAATTCTTCTGGACAGGATCGAACAGCTCTTTCAAAATCTATAGTAGGTATTTCCTTTTCTTCTCTAGGTATAAAATTTATTTTACCATATTGATAAATTATATCTTTATATTTACCTGTTAAGATTTTAATAGCCTTTTCACCATTCTGATGAACAACTTCTGTATAAAGTCCATCATCAAATAATGGATAATGAGTATTTATAGTATTATCTGCCTTGGCCACGATATCTTTTTAAAGACCTTTTCTTAGCCTTGTTCATAGTTGAAGTTCCGATTTTAACTCGTCTACCTCTACCACCAACTCCAATAGAACTAGTTTTTGAACCTTTAGAATCTCGAAGCGATTTACGATAAAGACTCGCCATTATTTTTTAGGTTTGTTTTTTGAACCTTTAGGTCTTCCACGACCTCTCTTGGCTGGCGCTTTCGCTTTAGTTCTTTTCTTAGGGGTTCTTCCATCAGTATATGCTTCGTTAGTATCTGCAGTAGATTTATCATCAGCGACATATCTACCTTTATTATCACGAGCTCTTTCACCGCTAGGTTCACCAATTAGAAAAGTCACAAATTTATTCCATATTCCCATTTTCTTCTCCGATTGTTTATATTAAATAAATGTTTATTTTTTTATTTTTAAACATACTACTATTATACTATGGATTCCTCAGGTGTCAAGTTTTTAACACCTGAGTATCCAAATTTATTTATTCAGACAAGAATACTTTCTTATCTGACTTTTTAAGACTACCAATCTCAATAGTTCTAGCTTTCTTTTCTTCTGGAACTATTCTTTCAGCATAAATGGTTAGAATACCATTTGAAAGATCGGAACCTTTAACCACAACATCATCTGCTAGAACAAAATTTCTAGAGAATTTTCTTTGTGAGATTCCTTGATGAACAAACCCAATATCTTTCTCTCCAATATCACCGGCTACAGTAAGATTATTTTCTTTAACAGTAATTGTTAAATCTTCTGAACCGAAACCAGCTACTGCTAGTTCAATTAAGAATGTATCCTCTGTAGAACCTTTACGGATATTGTAAGGTGGATAGTTAGTTTGTGGTAATGATCGGACTCTATCTAATTGTGTAAACACATTATCAAAGCCGATTGTGAATGGAGATAAGTCTCTCCAGATTGCTTCATTTATAGTCATATTGACCTCCTCTTCTTAAGCAAGGTTATTAAAAAAAGTAATCCCTTTCGGCGATTACATTATATATTTATAACAGTTATTATTTCTGTTCTAAATAAACTTTCATTAATTCATCTTTTTTTGATTCCCAAAGTTCTTTCATTTCAGGATTCTGAGCTCTTTCTTCTGCTCTTTTTAAGAAAAATATTCGTCTTGTTAAAGACTTTTTTAAAAAATTATTCTTCATTATTTTTATTACCAAGATATTTATTATACTTGATTCTATTTAAAACTGTTTGTTTGAATTTATTTGTTGGGTCAAATGCATTAATCGAATGTCTATTGACTGTCGCTCTACAAGTGAAACAATCACCATCTACTAACTTATGTTCTTGACCTAAGTAAATTCGTTGACTATCAGCGAAACACATTAATGAATTACCATGTTTATCTACAAATTGGTGTATGTAGAACCCTCGACTTGTAGCAGACCAAGAAATATATTTCAATGTCATATCGTATCTTTGTTTTTCTTTACCTACATAAGAACCTGAGGGAGTATCATCTTTATGATCTTCTCTAAGTTGTTCTCTTTCTTGTTTCTTCTGATGATATAACATAGAATTTTGAACACCATTAATCTGTTTAATAGAGATTTCTCTCTTTTTTATAAGGTGTGACCAAACATCTTGTAAAAAATGATTTCCTTCTCTTAATTCATTATCTTGTAAAAAGATATAAACATCTTCATAAGATTCGTGAAATTCTTTAATATTTATTTTCATTCAACTTGAGGGGATTCATCAAATCGTTTTTCTGTCAATGCATCTACTAATGAATCATAGTCATTCAGATCAAATGTTTTTACATAATCTGTTCCTCCTAATTCTTCAATCATATCTGCTTCAGACATGCCTAAAATACCCATCATGATATTTTCTTTTACTGCTTCATTGTGGTGACAACTCATTTATTCTCCTGATTTTTCATTATATACATATTATAACAAAAGTGTTCCCGCGGTATCAAGTTTTAATTCATGGGAGTCTTCAAACTGTAACCCATTTTCATCTCTCAGCTTTTTTAATGTCGTAAGGCCTCGACGCGAAGTTGTGTTCACTCTTTCCCAACCAGACCGCGGGTCCAGCATTTCCAGTTTCGTTTTCATCTTCAACCAACCAACCACTTTTCAAGATTCAACTTCATTATGTATATTATACAAAAAGTGTTCCTGTGGTATCAAGTTTTTGGGGAATATATTTCTATTGGTTCGTCTTTGCCTTTGACTTTAATAGTTCCGATACTGTGACATGGATAATCTTTAGATAGTTGCTCCATTGTAAAAGATGATATAATAGTCTTATAATCTACATACTCATGTCTAGCTGCAGTTGCTTCTAACCTAGCGGCAAGGTTGACTGCATCTCCAATAACCGAATAGTCAAATCTGGTTTCACTACCCATGTTACCAACAATACAAGTTCCGGTATTGATACCAGTGCCAACATTGATATCAGGAAGATTCCTGTCTTTGTAGATTCTTTTAAGTTCAAGTGTTTTTTTCTCTATTTCTATTGCTGATTTAACTGCCATCTCTGCATGATTTTCACATGGTAATGGAGCATTCCAAAATGCCATTATACAGTCGCCCATATATTTATCTATAGTTCCACCATTATTTAGTATTATCTTAGTCATAGCATCAAGAAATTCGTTAACTAAATCAACTAATCCTTCTGGATCATCATTCTCTTTATAATGTTCGCTTATGGGAGTAAACCCGCATATGTCCATAAAGAGAAATGTCATTTCTTTTCTATCACCACCTAGTCTCATTAATGAAGGATCTTCAACTAACATATCTACCATGTCTGGAGATAAGTAAGTTCCGAACTGTCCTTTAATTTGTTGTTTTAATTTGAACTGAACATAGAAGTTGTTAAAGCTAGAATGACTAAATATAAGTATCAACAAGATAAGGGGATATGAAAAATCAATCAAGACTCCAGAAGCGAAGACTTCAAACCCAGCGAAGACAACGCCGAATACACTCCCACCGAAAACTAAAGCAGATAACCATATCGGTAAATGATATACCGATAGGAGAAGTATCAATCCCACAAAAAACATTAGACTTACCTCACCCAGCAGAGCCCATTGAGGCCTGGTAATCTGCTTACCGCCTGTAAGAGTATGAATTACTGAAGCTTGAATTTCGTGAGGATATTTAAGTCCGTCTGGTGTTGTAACTAGAGGTGATATTCCTTCTGCTGTTACTCCAATAATAACTGTCTTACCTTGTAAATCAGGTAACTGTTCTCCATATTCATATCTCTCAAAAGTATTAGTCCAATCTACATATATTGAACCTGTATAATCAGTAACTACAGGTTCGTATGGTGGTATTCTCATATTCTCAATACCTGTTTCTTCTACTTTCATTGTGTAAGATTTTTTATCAGCCATTACACGAACAACTTCCATTCCAAAACTTGGATATAATTTGTCTTCTACTGAGATGACTAAAGGTATTCTTCGAACTGA